TATAAGCATTAGCATTAGTGTTTGAGTCTGTTTGTTTAGCTTTTAGACCATTTAATAATGAAGATATGCTTTGACTTTGACTTTGATTTTGAGGAGTTGTTATACTTGGACCTCTCATTTCTGGTCGCGTTATTCTCTCTTGTTCATATGGATTTGCTTCATTATTTGTTATATCAATTCCACGAGCAGAATTAATATCAGGACGATTAGCTAAATTAGGCATGCGTTGGCTGCGCTCTGGCAATTTTGTTTCAACAGACATTGGCGGAGGACCAGAGTTTACATTTGGAGGCATAGTGCTTCCAAATCCTGGAGTATAGCCGTTAGTATTGTTATTTGATGATCCATTGTTTCCAGCAAAAAGTCCATTCATAAAACCACCAAACCCAGGATTAGTTTGCCCCATAGTATTAACAGCTGCTTGTGTAAATTGTTTCATTAATTCAGGATTTTGTCTCATAATATCATCCATACCTGGCATAGAAGATTTGAATAATGTATTAGACATATGAACCATTACAGCAGAACCACCTAATTGAAACAATAATTTCAATTCAGGAGACATTTTTGCCTTAGACTTATATTTTTCGTGTAATTCGGCAAAAATATCATCATAATCATCTATATTTTCATTTATTTGTTCGCCCCAACCATCTAATTTTATATCAAATGGATCAAATTTGCTATTTAAAAATTCTAATCCAGTTATACAAGCCATCATCATTTTGCCTTGAAACTTGATCGCGTTTGATTTCTCTTTTTCCGCAATAATAGTTTCATATTCACCAATCATTTCATCTAAATCAGAATCCATAGTGTAACGTTTAGACAAGCTTATGCCTTTTTTCTCTAGGTCATCTAACTTTCGCACATATTTGAATTTTTCACGCAACTCTTCTTCCTTTGTTAGTTGGGGTTTTTGTTGAGCTTGCTCTAAATTTATTGGAATGTTGTTAAATTTACCATAACCATCCCAAGTTTTTGTTTCATTCATATTTGCCGTTGATTTACCTAAATTATTTGTATCATAGTTTGCAGAGTCAACATTTTGCATAACAGGTTTAACATTTTCACCATCTACTTTGCTTGAACCAAATAAATCACCAAATATTGATTTTTTGGTTGTAGTGCTTTGTCCAAATTTTATTTCTTTTTTAGTGTCACTATCTTGATAAAATGGTTTTTCTGGTTCTTTAGTTTGTTCAGTGTCACTTATGTTAGATGCTAGATTATTTAATTCACTCTCTAAATTTGTAATATCTTCAATATCAATTGAAGAGCTCGCTTTTTTGTCATTTTTATTTTTAACATTCATTAATAGTTCAATACCTCCACCAAAATTTGAGGTAGGCTTGCTTTTAACTATATCATCATTGTCAAATGATTCGTTAAATTTGAAATCTGGAATGCTAAAGCTATCAATATTTAAAATTTCTGGCTCTATTTCGACTATTTCCATTACTCCTATTATGATTTAAATAGAAGTTTAATTTTTAAATACTCCGCAAACAATATTAATATAATTAATTATTTAATTAATTAATTAATTAATGTAAATTATTAAATTGTTAATATAATTAAATTGTTATTATAATTTAATTCTTAATATTAATATAATAATAAGCTTGTAAAAAACAGTCAGCTAAGTCATCTTTTTTTGAATGTTCAGAAAAAAACGACACCTCATTAGACATATTATATTTTTTTAATACTTCTTTTGTATGAAAAATACTTAATTTTTTTCTTTGCGCATAAGTAATTTTATTAGTATTAACGCTTGAATTGCTTATATCTTTTAAAAAGGATTTCAATTTATTAGTTGCGGAAATAAAGTGTATATTATAATTGTTAGAATTTATAAAGTATTGCGCTATCATACCTTGAATTGTTTTCATCCGATTAGCGATTGGACTTATTTGATTTTCTAAGATTATTTTATCTAATGTCAATATATTGTAGTCTTTAAATAGTTCATTTAATCGATCCTTAATATTAATTCCAATATGAACCAAGTTCATAGTATTTGCACTGACGCTTTGAACTGCTTCTAAGCAATGACTATTTAAATGAGCTTCTAATAATACAATTAACATGGATTTTTTTATAGACTTATCAAAAACTAGTTTATATTCGTCTGCCAGTGCACTAAGCTTTTTAAGTGATAGTTTATGTAACGTTGTAATATTACATAATGGGATGCTATAGGCTGTTTTTTTTGCGTGTATTTTACAATAATAAGTACTATTTTTAAAAAATGCCGGTTTGTTTTTACATAAGTGGTGTGCGCAATTATTATTGTTGCTACATAAATTTATTACATCCCATTTTATTATTTTAAAATCATTAGCTTCATTAGCTTCATTTGTTTCGATTATAATAAATGCTAAATTCTTTATACCAATATCTATACTTAATAATTTCATAGTTATATAATACTTGTTTAAATAAGTATTATATAGTTATTTGTAAAGTTAGTACACACTAATTAACGTAACGCAGCTACGCATATGGAGTAATGTATTCTTGAAATATAGTATAAAATCATATTACTTAAGAACGACATAAAATATGCGCCCATCGCATATTGAGTATTCTTTCTAAATAAACCCAAAATAAAACCTATAAGCGCGGCAATGGCAAAAAACAAACTGATTAGTCCAAGATAGTAAAATAACATACAATGGTCGCGACTAAGAGGAGTCATCAAATTATCGAAAAAATTCATATTTTTATATAATAATAATATAATAAAAATATAATAAAAATATAATAAAAATATAATAAAAATATATTAAATATATTGTTAAAAATATAACAACAATTCTTTAAATTACTTTTTATTAATTACTAATAATATACTTTGTAACATGTTTTTGCGCGTCTAATTGTTGTTGGCTTAAATATATATTTTTTAAGTTGCTGGTTTCATAACCATATGGCTGATCGCGTGTCAAAGTAGACATAAAAATATATGGTGTTTTACTAGTAGCATTATTTGAATTTGTGCTATTATAATAAGGACATACACTACATTCATTACAGGCAATTAATTGATTATTTTTAATTAGCGCATTACTATTTGTTTGTAAATATTTTCTATAATCACTATTTGTTCGTATATTATTTCTATGTTTCAAAACATTATCATTTAAAACAGATGAATTATAATCGCTAAATAATCTTGAGTCGTCCATTAATGGTGGATAATTAAAATGAATGTTATTTGAACCATTATAACAAGTTCCCCAACTCATAAAATTAATATTATATAGTAATAATATTAATTTTTATAATATTAATCTCTAAATTAATAACACTAAATAATACTAAATAAAGTTCTCTAAAACAAATCTCTATTTACTTTTCCAGGTAGTCCATGTCCGAACACAATCATATATATTAAAGCTAGCGCTGCCAATAATATACTTCTATTTTCCGCAACAACATGTCTCTGTTTAAGACCATATATCATTAGTACATATAAAACGAACCCAATTATTATAGAATGTACTAACATCATTAGTCCAGACTCCATTTTTATATATATTAACTATACAATTTATTTTTGTAATAATTTAACTAACTCATTTTTTTTTAATTTTAATGCCTCCTCATTATCTAGTATATTTTTTGTAACAACAAGTGCTCTTAATTCATCTATTCTCATTTTGCTATAATTCTTTTTTTCTACTTTTTGTGTTGTTTCTAAATTATTTTCTAAAGTAATTACTTTCGAACTAATTTCTAAATCTTTATTAAAATCACTTAATACAATTGGTAAATTTTTAATAAATATATCTTCATCATTATTTAAATAATTTGAAGTACTACTAACTTCAACTAGTTCTACATTATTATTTTCACTAGTATTAGTATGTGTTTGGCTTGATTGAATCGTTTCAAAAAATTCTTTATTAAGTGTTACTGGTTCTTTTATATCAAACACTTTGGTATTTTTAGTGTCATCATCGTGATGGTCATCAGCATCATCGTCATCATCATCATCATCATCATCGTCATTTTCATCGTCATCGTCATCATCATCGTCATCATCTTCTTCTTCGTCATCATCTTCTTCTTCGTCTTCTTCGTCTTCTTCGTCTTCTTCGTCTTTCTCATCATCTGAAACATTTATTTTGTTTTCTATATTTATTTTTTTTATTAAATTATCATTATTTGTGATATTAGAAATATCATCATCGCATTCTTCATAGCTGCATACGCCATAGCTAGATATTCCATTATTAGTTCCTGATTTATTTATTAAACATAGTCGAGCCATTTGATTATTGTAATTTACTATAAAATTTTGTAATATTTTACCATGTTCTATTATACTTCTTTCTAATAAATTAAGTCTCCGATAACAATATAACATTATTGATCCTCCTATTAATAACAATAATCCTAATGTTAATAAAAATCCAGAATCTATAAACTTAAATAATTGTAACATTTATATTATACTTAAATTATATTATTTTAAGTATTGTTTAACGAATTAATATTAATTCATTCCGTTAATTATATTTTCTGGAAATGCCAAGTCTTTAAGCACTTTTTGTGCTCCTTTTACTTTTGATACTCCTTTTTTTATTTTATATGTATATACAAAATCTTTGTCTTTTTTCAATACATTCATACAATAACAGTTGTTTTGCTTCTTTAATTTCCTACATAATTTTGTATAATGTGTCGTTAAAATATAATCTAAATTGCTAAACTTATTTAAATATGTTAAATAACTTAATGAAGAACTTAAAGCCTCTTCAGGATTTGTTCCGCTATAAAGTTCATCAAATACACAAAAATGATTTTGCTCTTTGTTACTTTCAATGTTATCTAATATATTTTTACATTGTCTGGCTTCTGCTTGATATAAACTATCACGACCACCTGTATCTGGAATATTTATATAACAGTGTATATAATCATACAGTTTTACTTGTGCTTTATCAAAAAATCCACATCCAATTTGTTGACATAATATAATATTAAATAAACTAGATTTTAAGATGGTTGTTTTACCTGAAGCATTTGGGCCTGTAAGTATTAAATTTTTATCTAAACAATACGAATTTTTTACTATTATTGGATTATCTAATGTTGCCGTTTCTTTTGTATTTAAATATTGAATAACATTTAAATTAGCATAATATGCGTTAGTAAATTTTGTAGGATTAGTATTAGAGCTATTATAAGAACAATAATTCAATATATTTTTACTTACAAATTCTTGCAACTTTTCAATATTTTTAATATATCCATTAAAACCAAATGAAAAATGTAAGCTTGTAATAAATGTCTTATCTTTATTTAAAGAATAAAAACATTTCATTAACTGTCCTAATTCGGTAAGTTTATAAATATTTAATTTATATGGGTGTAACTTTGTTAATTCATTGTAATAAATGGTAAAAATTGTGCTATTTTTTCTTAGCTCCTCATTAAACAATTTATAACTATTTAAATACTTTGAATACTTCAAAAAATTAGTATATTTATGTAATGCGTTACTTATATAGTCTTTTAGATCAAACAATGTATTATTTATATATTTAATATTTTTAAAATATTTGATACAGCTTGTAAAATTTAAATACAATTGAAAAATATAAAATCCAAAACTAAATAATAAATAAAGTTTGTTGCTAACTGTTGTTTCGCTAAATGAACTAAATAACTGACCTATAATATGATTGGCAAATACTTTCTTTAAATGCTCAAAATATAAATCAAAAGTTATAGCATAACCCTGTAATTTAATTATAAAAAATGGCAACAATAAAAATATGATTGGAATTAACAGTGAAAATACAGGACTTGAGAGATTATATATACTTAAACATTGCAATAATATACTGTTATTATTATATTTATCTAATAGCGGAATATCAATATATTGATAATTATTAACAAACCCATTATCATATATAATTTTATTACAATTAGTATATAACTCTTCTTCTTTTGTTATGTTAGTATCATCGGCAAAATTCACTTTTTTAATAGATTTGTAATTTTTCAATAAATATTGGCTTTCTAGTAAAAACTCTTTATCAATTGTATAATAATTAGACCATCTATTTAAAATGTTCTTTTCAAAAATATTTGTCGGATCAAACACATGATAATATAAATTATAAACACCTGAATTATTATTAGAACTTGGGTTATTTGCAGAGTCATCTTCTTTTGTCACTTTTAATTCTAAATCACTTATTATATTATTATTAAGTAGTTTGAGTTTTGATTCTTCTAAATATTCTATTGGTAACTTAAAGCAATCATTGTAATCAGCGGAGCTATTCTTTTCTTGGTCGTCATAAAAACTTAATACAGTTGATAAAATATTCATTGTGTTTATTAATATTAATACTATACTTTATATA